GAAGAACAATTCTTCTGGCCCCTTGAGCTTGTACATCTCGTAAATCAACTTTAGCACGTCTTGAGCAAAACTAAGATGGCGATTAGTCGAAGCAATTTGCATTTGAATCGAAATAGGATCTTTTGGATCATGCCCCATCAACAGACTTGCTTCTGCCACAATCTCTTTTTCTAAATTAAACACAGCGCCGAAGTTCGTGTCACGTTGCAGATATGACGGTGCTTGACCAGTTCGGGTAGCATATACGCCACCAGGCCCTGGACGACCGTGATCCCACGTTGGCGGCGCAAGCAATGAAGGACTCACTTCGTAAGCTGAGTTGTCCATGTTTGCGTCTCGGAGTACCTTTTGGTTCTTCTGGCTTGCCTTTAGCAGCTCAGGAACTGTCGGGGCGCTGTATAGTGTACGTGCGTCATAGCTTCGTGACTGTACGATAAAAGGTAATTGGCGCAACCCACTGAGCAGGGTGCGCTTGGCAAACGGAGGTACTTGACCGTCATTATCGCCAAACTCAGGACTCCAGACTGTGAGGTAAATACCTTCAGCTAGATCATCTCGGTCAATTAAGCGCTCAAACGTAAAGACAACATCAATCAGGTCGCGATCTTCATCAATAGAAGATGGCTGTCGAGGATTCGGGATTGAACTGCCGTTACGAAAGGCGCTAAGTGTACCACGCTCATGCTCAACTGCCCAGTCTGCCCATTCTTTATCCCATCCCTCAGAGCTTACGCGACTAAGGATTTCTTGGGATGTCATAGGCTTGCGCGTGTGGCATCGAGGAGCATCGCTAAAATTGGTTGTGTATGCAGGGGCAAAGAACTCTTCGTCGGGGGAAAGCACACGCAGCACTGGCTCCCCCTGATCCTCGATAGTCACTGGAATCTTTGCTGCCCCCGTCTTACGCAATTCGCGTAGTGCCACCTTTACGCGCTTCTCATTGATCTCCCACCCTGGCAATGAGTTAAACACTTCAATAGCTTCTTCGACTCGATCCTCGTCAGCTAAAAGCTCAATGTAATCCTCTGCTTGATCTGGGAAGCTCTTCTGAATCTCTTCTAGGTCAAATGTCTTTTCGTATTTTCGCTTAGTAGGGGACTTGTAATCACAATACGCAACTCGCAATGATTTCTCTTGGGAGTAGTTGTCAGACTTCTCCATCTGTTGCCAGAAGTCCTTAATCCCCGCGTCGCGAAGCCACTTCATGAAAGCCGTAACTTCCCCTGCACGCGCTACGTCTTTAATGTTTCGAGGGTAGGCACGGATGGAAGACTTGCGGAGAGCGTTCTCGTTAATGGCAATCTGAGAGGAGATGTGATATTCGGCTAGGTGGCACTCAGTATCCGAAGAGTCTTTAAACGGGAATGCATTTGCATCAGACTTTTTCAAGTCATTGGTCTTACCTTCCCATTCGCAATGTCGAATATCAGCTGATTTGCTGCACCGCTTAATGAAATCAGAAAGACCATCCACATCCTCGTCAAAGGTTTTCTTAAACTGGTTGTAGTCGAACTCGTCAAAGTAAACGTCTGACTCCTCGCGATCTTGATCTCTAATTTTAGCCATTGTTTTTATTTTATCACTTATTGTTGTTGCGTTTAATTGCCATCAGCATGTGGTAGATTCCTCTGTCACCCAGTCCAAGGGTGTCGTGCAGATCTTCGTCTGTCTTAGCTGGCTCAATTTTTCCTGCGAGTAGTCGCTGGTAGTCAATTGAAGACCAGTAATCTACACTATCGCGGGTAAAATCTCTACTAGGCGGCTGGGTATCGGTATTGAAGTTGTCCATCGTATTCTCCTTTGTTGACTTTTAGTAACTTTCCCTTGTGATTAATAATGTTCTTGTGTCGCTTAGGCACGATTACGACAACTTTACCTCGCGTCTCAAGGTCTTCTGCGAATAGCATACGAGGGTTTCCCGTTTGCTGATGTAGGACACGCACAGTTACAACTGCTGGTTCTGCTTTTTCCATGTCGTCAAGCTCAATTTTAATTTGAGCCATGATCTTTAGGACTCCACTGGGCAGGATGTATTTGTCGTCGAGGTCTTCCTTTACGCATAATGCTGCGCGAAGCTTACCAATGCGCATTGCTGTGTATTTCCCGCCAAGTTGTTCGGCGATGGACTTGCATGTTTCGTTTTCTTCTTTCATGATTAGGTGTTGTTTGGTGTATTTACGTCTAGGCCAGTCCTGTCAAACCCGAGTGGGACTATTACCATTCCTTCCTCTATATTGGATTCAGTAACAATTAAATCCGTGGTTCCATCCAGAACTTTTATCCGATCCGACTCCTCTAACCGCGCTACATAAATATTGTCTGCAAGCAACCTGCTGCTTGCTATAACTATAGCGGCATGATCGGTGTCCCATAGTGAATGATCTACCCTGTATTCGTATATTTTCATAATTAATATCCTCCTGAGTTTACAAGGCACTTCAGTTTGCCCCCTGCGTAGTGTTCTGGGCCTTCTCCACCGTTTGCTGTTCGCAAATAGCGTAGGCAGTCAATAAAGTCCTTTAGCGCCTCATCCTTCTTGCCAAGTGCTCCATAGTTTAAGATGGCAAAGATCAAGTTCCCACATCCTTCGTGGATAAAAATCCGTGGGCTGTTAGCCTCGTCTATTGGCAGATTAGGATTGTAGTAGAACCAATCATCTAGTCCTGTAAGCCCTAGTTCCTCTTTAGCGCCTAGTGATGGGACAAAATGGAAGTCATACTCAGAAAACAAGGTAAACAAGTCAGCATTATCAGCATTCTCAGCAGCAAAAAACCTAGAGTCACCAATCCGCTCAAATGGTTTAGCTCCGATGTCTTCCTCAATGCCATCAAACAACTCGCAGTATCCCTTGACGTTGTATCCAAGTTTTTTAGATGCTGGGCCAAACTTCCAATTAGGATCTCCACGAACTGCCCACGCCCCGTAAGTTTCTAGGTCAGGCCACTCGCGTCGAATATAAATCTTGGTATCCGACATTGATCCAGTTACACCTGCCCAAATGCTAGTGTAATTACGAGCACCAGCAGGGTCAACCACTTGGTACATAGTGAACTTACTCTTGTCTGAGATGTCGGGGAAGTCTTCGTGCGACAAAACGTGCACATTGGTATTAAACTTTGGAAACATAGCCTCTATGGACTTAACGGGTATGCCGTATGCACGAGTCTTAATCTCGTCTGTCGGACTGTTCCTAAGCTCCTTGGCAATACGCTCATAGCCACCAAAAGGATTAAACTCGGAGTGAAAGTAAACTATGCCAGCATCCTTGTTGGGGCTATACTGAGTAACAGGAACCATTTCGTCGTCAAGCAATGGAGCTTTGCGCTCTAGTGTAGTCTCCGCACCCTTTAAGAACTCAGCCACAAACGGGGTAAAACCGTCAATTGGAGTAAAAGTAAGCAGCATCTTAGCATCACGAGTCACGAGGCGGAACCGCATAGTGCTTACAAGATCACCATCTTCAAGGTACTCGTCGAGCCATAGGCCAACGTTGTGCCATGTAGGAGACTTAGAACCTAACTCAAGTCCCTCAAACTTACTACGATTGGCAATGAACTGGCTGTAGGTGTGAAACAGAACTTGAGATCCATTAGGCAGAATAAATGATTGACCAGTAAATCCATTCTTTACCGTGTAGTTCAGATACTCAAGGACACCCTTGGTCTTTTGCTTAAACTCTGGCGGCAAGTAGCGATATACGGCTGACTGTTGGGTTCTGACAGATGCATCGGCGTCCTGAGCAAAGCAGACAATAATTGAGTTAGGGTTATCTAATGCAGCCTTGACAACACTACGCGCTCCGTATTCTGTTTTTGAGCTACGATTGCCACCAAAGATAATTAACGTGTCATACAGATCAAGCATTGCATCTGCATACACCCAGCCCTCTAGCGATACCCCAAAATTTAACGGATCAGCATCAGCATTAGATACAGCATCCTCGTGCATCTCGTTAAGCTTAATTAGGGCCTCTAACCCACCATCGCGGTCAGAGCCATCCTTGTTAAAGCAAAGCTTCTTAATTTCTTCTGGCGTGGGAGCCTTGAGGATTGGATGCGGGGTAAATTTCATTAGTTTACAACTTCTGCTTCTTTAATTCCAGCTAGTGCAGCATCTCGAAATGCCTTAGCTTCGTCTAGTGTCGTTCGGTGCTCTACTACAACTCGCTGAATGTTGTTGCCCGTCAACTTTGCGTGAATGTCGTTGAACGCTTGCAATTGTTTTCCATGCTTAAATAGCACGTCTTGATCTACTACAAAGCCCACCTTATCTACCTCTTCGCTAAACTTCTCCTGCAACTTCCGATGGGTATCTAGCCCTTGAAACATCACTGACGCAACCTCAGATCCCCATGCGTTGCGTATAGCCTCACACTCTGGGTCAGCCATTAGCTCTGTCTTTGTGTCGTAATAAAAGTTTCTGGTAATTTTGTTCTTTTTGAGAAACACGGATACTTCGCTTGGCTGCTGAATGATATGCTGCGCTGTGAGCGCCCACTTCTTCGGCTCACGGTGACACCACCCTTGATTGCTGTGAGTGTCTTGTGCCGCCTTTAGAGCCTTAGCAACGTAGGCGTTAGTGTCTAGTGTTAGTTCCTCACTCATATTATTTT